ATACAAGCAACCCAATCCACATGAAGGATTGGATCGGTCGTACCAGAAGAATGACATACAAAACTTGGCGTCATTTCGACAATCGGGATACTCGCCGTCTGCTTGGTGCCAGCGACACCATCAACGAACGGAGTAATCGAGGTCAAGCCATCAATCAGGAAACCTACTTTGATGTAGGTATCATCAGCGATGGTTCCAGCACTGGTATCCGAAACACGGGTATCAGCCTTTTCGTGGACATACGACAACGAAAGCGTGTTAATGGCCTCAAATCCGACATGGTTAGATGTCGTATTGGCAGCAGTTGCAAACAGCGTGGTATCGACTTCCGCAAGACCCGCAAAAATCTGGAGAGTAGGTCCAGAACCAAGATCAGCCGCCTTAATGCGAGCCTCGTAGTAGATTTTCGCATTGACGTTGGGAACGAAACTCGAAGCACCAACAGCACCGCCCAACTGGATTTGGACACCTTGATTGTTAGTCGATGCTGCTGAATCCAGCAGCAACACACCGCCCTTTGCGGCAGGATCAATAGCACCAGTACCGGTGGTGGCGTTTGTCAGCACCCAGCTTTTGCTGTCAGCGTCAAACGACAAGAAATCATCAATAAACCCAAAGCCTTCGCCAAGGCCACCACCCAGCACTTGCTGGAGCGGAGCTTGGTTCCAAAGGTTGGGCGACAAGCCACGGTCGATAGAACCGGCTTTGGCTTGCGGTTTGGTATATAAGTCACCCATTATAGGTTCCTTTCATAAGCAAAAGTTAAGCAACGTAACCGATGAAGTTTCGTCGTCGGTTGTAACACACGAAGTTACCCCAGTTGTCCATGTGGACTTCACGCACGGTATGCTGACGAGCTGCCTTTTCGGGAGCATGTCGGACCATGTGCTTGCCCTTGCGGAAGAAGTAGCGAAGTGTTCGCCAGTTCACACCGTAGATCGGATCACTGGTATCGTTGTTTTGCAGGTACGGAACCCAAACGACAGGGTTGCCCTTGAATACTGCACTGCCTGAATATTTCGCAAGGTCAACACCAAGGTTGTCATTGCGACCTTCCAGCAACTTCTCAAGTTTTTCCACCACGTCATAGTTGGTGTAGAAACCCCAATCGCTTTCCCCGCCTCGGGCGAGTTCTGCGAAGTTACGAGGAGCTTGGAAGTTAGTAAACGCAACAGCTTTTCGCCACTTGGCGAGAGCATCGTCACGGCTAATGCTGGTGTAGTTAAACGCCCAGTTCTTCCAGTTCGAGTAGGTCGAACTGGAAAGACCACCGGCACCACTGGTGAAACCACTAGGGTTTCCACCCGTGAATCCACCACCGGGAGTCGTCGTGGATTTCTGAATCCAGAACGGCACACCACTGGGCGGACGAGGTGATTGGGTGCTGCTACTTGGAGCCGACCACATGGCCGTTCCCATCAGCTCGAAGAAATCGTTGTACATCGAGTGTTCGCGTACTTCGATCTCTCGAATGATCGTTTCACGATCACTCTGCATCGAGTCTTCATCAACGTCATAGCTGAAGTTGACCGTCTGCTTTGACCACTGCTGCTTGGCAGATTGGGTCAAATCCTTGACGCCAGTAGCGTCAACGGCATAGAGTTCACTGTGCTTGGCAGTACCAGTGTTGGACACTTGCACTTTCCAGTTCAGTTGAACACCACCCTTTTCAGGGTCCTTGCCTTTTTTCTTGAACATCTTCGAGGCGAAGATATGGTGCTGGTTATCTAACGAGATATCCACCCATCGCTTCTTCTTGAAGTTGTCAAGCGTCAAATTAACAAAATCGTCTAATTGATCAGGTAGCAACGGCATAGCCTGACTCCTATATTACAGTCGCTCTACAGATCACCGTTGTCCTTCAGGAAGCCTTCGTAGGCCTCTTTCAGGGCGGGGTTATCTACAGGATCGTCAGTCGGCACGCTAGTCTTCTTCGCACTCGACCCAGAACCTAGACGGCGCTTGGCCTGCTTGCGAAGCCGATTATTGAACGACTTGCGACTTTGGTTATCTACTGCATTTGAAAACGTAGTTCGATACGCTTGGTTTACGAGGTCTCCCATAGCAGGAATTTGTCGTCCCTGCTGCTGATACCCCGAGGCCAGAACCAGCACCTGATCGTACAACTGCTCGCGGTTGCGAGACTCTGTACTGCCTTGCGCTAAATCCTGATAACCACTTTCTCCAAACAGTTCTCCATTGCCGATCGTCCCGACAGCTTCGTTGAAACTGTCGAGTTCAGATTTATACTGGGCAGTCTTCTGCTCTTGCTGACGACTGCCAATAAATTCCTGCTGACCCAGAACAGCCTGAGCCAAAACCGCCATCTGGCTATCGTAATGCTGTTGCATTTCGCTAGCCAATTCGTTGATCTTTTCACGAAGACCTTCATCGTAATCGTCTCCAAGACCAACCCTAAACTGCTTGGCAACCTGCTCCTCCTGCGTATCCGTAGGAGCTTGTTGAGTAGGTTGTTGTTGAAGTTGCTGCGCCTGTCGCGCCTGCTCGTAGTATCTACTCGTAGACGCAACCTGTCGTCGCAAGGCATCTTCACTGGAATAATCATCCGGGTTAATCCCGTAATAATTAGCCCACTTCTCAAGGTTATCGGAAGCCAGATCTGCCTTGTCTTCCGCATCTTGCGAAGGTTGAGGTTCGTCAACCTCTTCGGTAGTGACGGATTGCTCATCGTCACCACCAGTTGTCTCTTCAGGTTCATTCTCCTGATTTATCTCATCAATAACATCCAAATCTTTTTCGGTAAGTTCAACTTCTTCTGTTTCTTCGCTTGTTATGTCGCTACTCATGAATCCCCTCCTAGTAACTTCTTGGTGCAGAATCGCCGTAACCAGCGTCCTTGTCACACAAACCACGGTATTTTAGGTAGCCAGCACGCTGCTTGCGGCTAGTGAACCTTGCTGTACCGTCACGATCAAAGCTAACTCCTGTAAAGCCAGCATCCTTGGCGTCCTGATTGAACTGCTTCACCTGTTGAGGCGGTATACCGGCACCGTCACTCGCCAGCCCCGTTGACCACCCGTTGGCCCCAAAGTATCTGCCCGCAGCAGCACCACGCTGCTGCGGCTTCCCCTGCGGGTGTTCGTGCCACCGCAGTTCTCCATCAGGATCTTTGTACAGATATTCCGACATCATGCTTTCTCCCTAGCGAACTGGGCCATTTGATCTGGATTCGGTTGACCGCCCTGTAGCACCTGCTGCATGACGTTACTACGGCTTTCAGCCGTCCCTCCTGTAGGGACATTTCTACGCACTGATTCTCGTACAGTGTGGGCAGCTTGCTTCGGAATCTCGTGGGTAGGTCCGGGCCGATCTTCTTTCGGCTCCTCGAACTTCACGATATTCTTCAAGCGAGGCAGATCCATCAGATCGGAATATATCTCGACAAGCTCTTGGAAGTCGATAGATCCTCCAGCCTGCTGCATCTGCTGCTGCATAGGCAGGGCAATCTGCGTAACGAAGGTATTTAGCCCGTTCATTCTCTCTGAAGGAGACTTGTATCGCATGGAGTAGGGTTCGATGTCGAAGTTGTAGTCGAGGAAGTCACCTTCCCGCATCTCGCCATCCCAATTCCTGCGAACTGTCCCAGCTTCAGTTTCAAACTCAACCGGCATTTCTTTAATCTGGTCGATCCAGAGTAGCCAGCCAAGGTCCCGGCAAACTTCGCCGGTAAACTTGACCACCCGGTACTGCATGTTCGCTTCACGCTTACTGACAGCACCATGGATCAGCTTGTCCTGCCCAAGCGTTCCTGACTGAGGCCCCAGACCAGCCATGGCTTGCAGGTTGCCAGCCATGCGATCAAAGATGTCAGTCATCGCCATACCGAACTGCTGGTTGCGTTGATCAACGCCACCCATCTTCATGACGTTCACAGAGTCAGGGTTGTCGACTCGGGTCCACTCTCCATCAGATGCCTGTTCAATCCGCTTGGCGTCATCGTGATGTCCTGCCTGATAGAACGGAATATCCTTCTGTCGCTGGGCCTGTCTTCGCTGCTTGCGAAGAATCCCGTTGATGATATCCGACAAGGGCTTCAGGTTCATGGCAGGCGACACCCCCATGATGTGATCGGGAACATCCCCAAACGAGAGCATGTGGAACGGCCCTCGCTCAGGACCCTGCCACTCCATCACTCGTAGCGGCTTCTCTGCGTTGTGTACCGGCCAAGTAACGATCTTATTTTCCTTGGGCATCCACACGTCCATGAGGTCGATCATGGGCTCGTATTCATCAGGATCTCCCTCGGGACGCAGCATGTTCTTTACGCCGGAGTTCGTGTCTTCCCCATCCCAGTCAGTAAACTTGCTGGTGGGCTCCAGCCCCTTGGTAATCTTTGAGTCGAACGCGATGTCTTCCCGCATCTTGTCATAGCTCATGCGGTACTTGTTCAGGGCGAACTTGATCTTTCGCCAAGACCCCGCCTGCGTGTCGTACACGAAGTCATCAAGGCTGATGTTCTCTGCAAACGGCTTGCCCGGATCGACCCACTCGTCCTCGCCTTCCAGTTCGACCATGCCAGCATCGGCGTTATACACCTTGACAATCCCAATAGCGAAGAAGGCGTCCATGACAGCATTACGCAGAACTTCCTCTATATGGATCTCCTTGATAAGGCTGTTCAGCGCAAGCTGGAAGTGGTGGGCGAACCAAGTCAACTCCGGCTTGCTGGCCGTCACCAGTGTCCTTGGCCGATTGGCGGCCAAGGACTGGGCGTAGGTCTCAGCCGTCTGGAACATCAGGTTCATGACGACTTCTTTACTGGGACCGCCATCTCCGTAGTGCGAGCCCACGTAATCTCGCACAAGGCGTTCACGCTTGCGGCGAAATGGACGTAGGGCTCGGGTGGAGAGTTCAATCGCCTTCATGAGGCGGGCACGGTCAGTTGAGTTTTCTGGATTCATTAGTCCCATCCATCATTGTTTAATTTTGCCAGACGCGATTCCTTTTCCTTGAATCGCCACGCCATTGACCCCAAGGGTATCTCGTCCCGGTATTCTTCCTTGGGTGCAGTAGGGCGATCCTTTACGGCGTGCCATGCGATTGCTGCCGCAATCACTCTGTCCCCATGAGCTTGTCCTTTAGCTGAATCATCCTTGGTGTTGATGGATTTGCTGTGGACGACTTTCCCGTTCTGATAAATGTATTCCTGACACTCTCGTAACAGTGCCTCTGAACGGATAATCAAATCTCTTGATT